GTCACAATCTGATGGGTTACAACAGCCAAATGTAACAAGGTGCAAGTACCCTAGCGCCTCACCATATGCATGGATCACAGGCTTACAAGGGGTTATCACACCTGGTACAAAGTAGCGGTTACCGAAACCTCAAGCATGAAATCACCCTTCCCCGTGCGGTCCACAGTAATGCGGGCCGCTGGTTCAGTGGTCACCTTACGCTGAGACGGTGTCGTCACCCAGACCTGAGGGGATTTTCCCGCCTGATCAGCGACTGTTTTCCCTCCACACGTAAGCTTCACAATGCCCTCGGGGGCTGCGCTTGCGTCAATGTACTTAACACGGATGGTGTGCACCGTCCATGTCTGAGAGGTCTGATCCAGTCCGTGGAACGACTTGAAGTCTGCCTCGATGACAGACATCCCATTCCCTTTTCCTTCAAAGTAAGCCGTATGCACTTTCCGAGCTGGCATAGGCTCTTCCTCTCTTTTGCGGGCACGGCGCCTCGCATTCTTACGTTGGGTCTTAGTTAGACCAGTAGTTTGAGCAACCGTTGGATTTGTCATTATTCGCGGTTTTAAAACCCCGTCAGATTTTCCAACCGTCTTTTCCACCGAAGTGGACTCGGTTAAAGTTTTGCTCTCCTTTGTCTCCACCGCACGTGTGGGCGTATCACACACCAACACCCGCGCCGGGAGAGGTGCCATCACCGCCGCCGGTGCCGGCGTATCACACCCCCCCACGTGGGGTTTTGACGCAGAAGGGCCCCACTTAAACCGAGGGTCACTTTCCAGCGAACTCACGACACACTGTGCCGCTTGTCCACTTTCCTGTGGCCGAAGAAAATGAGCCACCAATGTATCCAAAGGTAGGTATTGGCCAATAGCCCCTACCCACGAAGGATCGTTTGCCAAACTTTTCCCGTAAGTGCTGATTAGCTTCTGACACCAGGTGTCGACAAGCGTGTATTCCCTTGGCGCAAACACAAGCAACTGTCGCACCGCACACGCCCGGCCCAATCGCCCCGCAGGGGATGGGTCGGTCATGCGCAACGCGAGAGATGCTATGTGCTTGTCAGGGTCAACAGGCCTGAAGACCACCGAACGTCCGGCCTTCACGAAATGCTTCTTAAGGAAGTCCAGCTCATCCAAGGGCCTCGGATCAAGATTTTCATCCTTCACTTCAACCCCGAAACGGGCCATAAAATCCTTAATAAACCTCCCGTTAAACCGGTCAATCACGTCAGGGTTCACAGTGAACGTGTTATCATCACCATAAATGGCGAGCATCACGTCTGCTTGGAATTGAGCGTAATTGCGTCCGGTGCTCTGGTAGTAAGCAGCCGCCAGCAAGGAGTACAATATGAACGTGTTGTCAGGCCCTGTGTTGCCAGAACCAGACGGTCCCCCCTTGGTCATCTGGAAATACTCCCCAATGCCCGTGGTAACGACCGTGTTGATTATGTCTTCATAGAGCCGACATAAGCGCTTGCGAGCTATAGCCGCCTCGCCTTCACTGTTGTAGCTAGGTCTCAGGAACCTCCACCGCAGGTCACGAACCCTCTCCAACAGGGGCCGGATCAACGATGCGTCCCAAGCCCTCTCATCCAACGCAAAACCTTGCGCGTAACGAGAGAGCTTACGATACAACGTCTCCCAGCCCCCGTCGTAGGGATTGATGCCCATGCAGGAAGAGGTTACGACCGGGACCGCCTGTAGTGCATCATTGATCGAAAGATTCAAACGTCCGAGCGCCCATACGTGCTCGACAGGACTGTTGCACACAGTCCTTGTCTGGCCACTCTTTACCTTCCGGAGAGGTATTAATTCATCCTTCAGGAAGAGTGACCACACGGATGTGGGTCCGGACCCTTCGTTCGCCAGCGACTCCCAGTATGCGTTTAAATACGAGGAGTCACCACTCTCGAAGAAGTCCGCTTTTGATTTGTGGACCTCAGACCATGGCTGGCCCGCGCTCTTAGTAAGGTCCATTGAGTTGATAACCTCCGAAGAGCTCACCTCACTAACCCCTTGCATGTAAGGACTAAAGTGCCTAAAGCACCAGTCGAACCCAACATCAAGGAGTCTGTTTTCCTCAGCGGACAACTTTATCTCAGCACCCTTCGCGAACTTGTTCATCGAATCATATACCGCCTTTGGATCCATAATGGGGTTCCCATACTGAAAATCCCCACTATGTCCCAAAGACAGGATATGATCAACGAACTCGTGATCGGTCCGTCCTTTGGAGCCAAGCGTCGTGTGTGGACCACCTTCCCCCAAATATAGTAAGTCGGCCTTGCAAGCCGACTTCCTCTTAAGGGTAGGGTGGAAGTGCTGCTTGAATAGCCTAGGCCATCCTCGCACCACCCGTTTTAAACAGGACTGTGCTTTATGTCGCATAAAGAATATTTGTTTACTCATTAGCGTG